TAAATGAAAAAGAACACAAAAATTGGACTGAGCAGAAAAAAAGTCAAATGGGATTCAAACAAGGAATCGTGAATGATGTTTTAGAAAATTTGCCTTGGAAAGACTTGTTAATATTCCTTTGTGCTTATTTAAAGGAGGATGTGGAGTCAAAAAACTATGAAAATTTCCTGGACTCCATTTTTGAAGAAAATTCTTCTGAAGTAGGAAATTTGTTAGAAATATATAGGAAAGTATACAATTTATTGAAAAAGAAGAGACTTCACAAAGTTATGGCATTTATAGAGAATTTATCTAGAAACATTTTCCATTTTTCAAAAAACAATAGAAGAGGCAACATGTTCCAAATAACAAATCTGGGGTTCAAAAATGTGATTTTAATAGTAAGAGGTGGGAAAAAAATAACAAAAACTCAAATGTCTAGAGAATTCAAAATTATTTTCCCAGTTGATTCAGCTTTTGTGGATTTGACTGAAAAGTATGGGATTAAATCACACACAAAATTCAACTACTTAGGGATTGATTATTTCATGACTGGTTGGAGTGTCATGTCTTCAGAAGTTTTAACAGATGGTATGTCCATTGCACATAGGAACATGGCAATGTGCTTGAACACAGTTTACAACACATCAAGAGAAGGAGGACAAGAAATAGAGGAGGTCATTTCAAACAACAACACATGGTCAATTCAAAGCCTTTTCACACTTGTAAATGTTAGAAGACTTGAATCACTTTGCCACAACATGAGGTATTTGTTATGTATGCCACTATGTATTTGTGCAAATCTTGAGAAAATGATGCCTGAAATGGCAACTCTAACATCACACCCAATAATTGCAAGTGTTATCAAATGTATAAGTCATAATTACCAACTTTATTACAATAGTGTCAAAAACATATCACACGATCAAAACATGGGTGATTATATAAAAGAAAATGGATTCGTTAATTTTTTCACAGGAGAAATTTGCTATACAAAAACTGAACTTCTGACAATGATGTACACAACATTTGGCATGTCAACGGGAAATTACAACCAACTTTTAGAGCAAAGGAAAAATTTTGATGAAATGAAAGTTTTGATAAGTGAGTTTGTTCAAATTGGAGAAAAATCAGAAGAGCTTTTCAAGAACAAAAACATTGGAGACTTTTCTGATATATACCAAGCATCACTTGAAGCAAAAGATAAATTTTATTATAACCCATCTTATTGTTTCGATGTTGGGAAATTTACTGCAAATTATTTTGAAACAAACCAATCAAAGGATTTTGTTGAGAAAGCATGGCACGAAAGTTCAAATATACCATTCACACAATTGATAAACTCTTCTGGGATAAGGGGTGAGGTTGGACCTGAATTCTTTTCAAGAAAATCACCAGAAGTTTTTTCAAAATTTATAAAAAAACAAAAACTCTTTTTGGATGATGATGATGTGGTGGAATTCTTGGAATCTGAGAGTTTTTACGTTGTAATAAGAAAAAATATTCAAAAAAGAGATACAACATCATCTTTAGGGCTGTATTTTGAAACATTCTCAACAGATGATTTCATATTTCATGTGGTTGATAAAAAACAAAGAGGTGGAAATAGGCCCATCTTTAACATGGATTTTAAAACAAAAATGATTCAGGCTCCTATAGAAGAGTTCTTTAAAAGGATGTGTAAGGTTCT